TGAAATTATAATAGGTATCATCTACTATACCCGCAAAGAATTCACCACAAGCGTCTTGTAATGCCAATGGATCAATTAAAACTGAATAACTGACGTCTGACGTAAATGTTGTGGATGGAGTAATGATTAATGTGGACGTACCCATACCAGAAAGTTGATTTGAACTATCTATTTCATCGCTAATGCTAATACTATCAAATACACTTGATGCACTCATGTCTTGAATTACTATTTCACCACTGGTTCCTAAAAAGATATTTTCATTGAAGGTGATAGAAATCGTGCTGTTGGTTGATACATCTGTTTGTCCGAATGACGGATCCGTGGAAACAATCGTTGGTCTTAAATCTAACGCAGTTTCAAAATAATAAGTGTTCAAAATTGAATCGGTAAAGTCGTAAGCAATGTTGCTGGCATCTACAATTGAACCAACATCAATCAACAACTGATATCTTGTATCATAATTCATTGAAGTGTTGTAAATATATAATTGATTCCCTGAACTTTCCACTGATGTATAGCTTGTATATGACACATTTGACGTATCATAAAATTGTATATTATACGAGTCAGATAAAAACACTACAGGCTCATCAAATGTCAAAATAATAGGATCCGAAGGATTTAAGGAAACATCGTCGTTATTATCGGGATAAATAGAGACAAGTGACGGGTCATGCATCAATTCGGTCCTAAAATCAAGCAACGTTAAATTGTCAAGATCATTCAAATAAATATTTTGAAATAAACCTTCATCGGCAACAATGGAAAAACTGGTATCAAAATCAAGACGATTGGTGTTGGAGTATCCAGTAGAAAATGTGATCATACTAGTGTCCGTACCACTCAATGAAGAACTACTGAATGAATCAAATACAATGCCTGCTGAATTCACAATGTGAATTTGTTTTGTACTGTCAATACGAATTGCGGTGGTCATTTCAAAAATAAATTCGCTTATATTTGCAGAAACAATTTCATTTGCGCTGGGGATACTACTACTAATATCAGGAATCAAATCATCAAAAATGTTTGATGCGATTTCTATGGTATTGTACATAAAACTAACGTTGTTTGTAGACCGATAATAATAATAGTTATTTAAAGCAATATTTGGTGTCCACGTGATTACATCATTCGTGGTATTCGTATTATTGGTTATCAAAAGAGAATCATTTAGTATGGAATTATATTCGTAAATCCCAAAGGTATAATTAGCATTATCATATTGAAAATCAAACATTACTTTGTCTCCCAAAAAAAAGTACAAAGAAGGATTTTGTTCGGTATTGTCAATTTGACCGTTACGATCGTACCCATTAAAATGATAAGAAACTAAATCATTATCATATGGAAATACAATGGTACGAATATTAACGGTAATTTTAAATATGCGCTGATCCGTGTTGAAAGATGTGGATAAAAATGGAAAATAATTATTTAATCCATTGTTGGGAATTGCATATCCAACGTTAGCATCTGAAGAAAAGATAAGCTTTTTTCGCCCATTTAAAAATCCATCGTGAATCGTATAGAAACTAATTTGACCAAAATCATTTGATATGTAAAGATTGATGTTTCCATAATAATATGTATAGGTAAATCCATCCGGTCCAGTACCTTGAATGCCATGCGGATAATAACCATCATAAAAAAAACGATCTTCCAAACCTTTATTCAAAAATGCAATGGCATAATCTTCTGGTACATTCATAATGACATAGTTTCCAAGATTCAACGCATATTTTGTAGTGTCGTTGCTGGATGTGTCTTGTAAATATATGTTGCTATTGTCATATATAAACTCTGTGTAACTACTGATGTCTGTTTTTTCAAATTGTCCGCTCAAATCATATTCTATAATATCATATGTAGATGGAGTCGTCATGAGATCTTTGTCTGGTTGCCATGTTTGATCAAAATCACAAACTGACGAATACTGAAATAATTGATATCCACCGGTATATCCAGAGTAAAAATCATACACAGATATATTGCCAAAATCTCCATACACATATATAACAATGGTTCCATAGTAATAATCATACACGTTATTATCAGGACCAAGGCGCGTTAATTTACTTGAACTGGAACCAGTGTACGTAAAATAATCTTCTTTACCTTGATTGATAAACGCAATTGGATGTTCTTCGTCAATGGATTTGATCATGTATTGACCTTCGTACAGACCATACACCTTTGTTTCGTCATAATTTGATGCATTATTGAATGTCATGTACGGCAATCCGTCGACCACTATAGAATTGAATATTGTTTGAGGATATAAACACTCTACAACTCCGCTTGATATATCGTCATAATCATTTTTTACCCCACCAAAAGAATAACATGTATCGGAAAATACAAAAAGCGAATCCATAAAATTAAACCCAAATTTATAAGAATAAAACCCAACGTTTCCAAAATCACCAAGTACATCAATTATGATGTCTCCATAGTAAAAGTTATAAGAACCATCCATAGAATTACCAAACTCGTCGCTTCCTATTCCAGTTAAATAATGAATACTTTGTTTTGATACTTCTCCTTGTATTTGAATCAAATTTTCCTTGTCTTTATTCATAATTGTAAATGGATTGGTTGGATCAAGTGTTTGGATAATATATCTACCAAAATACATTCCATATCTTCTATTTAATAAAAATCGGCTGTAAATACCCACTAAATCTGTTTCAGGCGACTCCAATAAAAATTTTGGACCGTTAAATCCAATCAAACGCAACTCCGTTATGGAATCTAAACATATCATAGCTGGATCTTCTATAAATAAAGTGCTTGTTCTTCCAGTGACAAGTGTTGCGTAAGTTGTATCAATAACAAATCTGCTATATATTTGACCAAAAATACTATATGACTGTGCCGTCCGGTTTGATTTATCATACACAAATATAGAATACAAAGTTATTTCTATCGGAGGTGTATAAATGACGTAGGCGTCTGCATAGCCTGGAGTACCCACAAAAGTGATTCCATTGACGTCATTATGACTAAATCGCTGACTGCTAAACGACAACTGGTACCCAAAATTTGAATAATCCTGTACATCAAAGATATATTTTTTACCAGGCACCAATATGTTTCGGTTTCTAAAATTTTCAATAATCATCGTACCAATCGTTCCTACAGATGTCACTTTGCAATAATAAATGTACTCTGGATTGTCAATCAACGCAAGAATACGCTGATTTTCTCTTTCGTCTATTTCTTCTTGTGTTTCTTGATATATACCTAGCACTTTTTCTTGAGTTTCACTCAATTCGCTGAAAATTGTTTGATACATAAGAGACAAATCATTCTTTTCACTGTATGTAAGAGTAGCCGAATTGTAGACACGATAATAGTAGCGATCATATACACTTTTTCCCAGTTCCAATAATAATGATTTATTTGTATTTATATTTTTCATACGAATATCTTCATGTATACGCAAACTTGTGGAATTATTATATGAAATACTTTTTCGTGAACGTACCATTCTAGCACGAATCATTTTTGCCGACTCGTTGTTCTGTTGATTCGACGAAAAGGGTAAAAAAGACATTATCTTATATATGTTATTGATTAAAAAAATTGAATTAAAATGTATACGACAACTATCAGTATAGGTTATGGCATCTCTGGAACAAAAATATCAGAAAAAAACAGACAAGGAACACATTTTGGATAATCCAGATACATACATTGGATCTATTGAAAATGTAGAACAACCCTTGTATGTGTTTCAAGACATGCACGTTGATGAAAGAAACATTGCGTACAATCCTGGTTTATTTAAGTTGTTTGACGAAGGCATTGTCAATTGTCGCGATCATTACATCCGTATGAAGCAACAAAAGTCTGATGAACCAGTCACTCAAATTCATATATCTATTGAAAACGGATCAATTACGATGTACAATAACGGAAACGGCATTGATGTAGAAAAGCACCCCGTTCACAATGTATGGATTCCAGAATTAATATTCGCTCATCTTCGTACTTCTACCAATTATGATAAAACAGAAAAAAAAATCACAGGAGGTAAGAATGGCTTTGGTTTCAAGTTGGTATTGATCTGGTCTACTTATGGAAAAATAGAAACCGTGGATCATGTTCGTCAACTGAAGTACGTGCAAGAATTCGAAAATAATTTAGACATTGTTCATAAACCAAAGATTACCAAGTGTAAATCAAAACCATACACCCGTGTATCGTTTACTCCAGATTACAAGCGCCTTGGTTTGAGTTGTTTGTCACAAGAAATGGTGCAATTATTTCAGCGACGCGTATATGACATTGGGGGCATCACTCCGAAAGATGTCAAGGTAAAGTTCAATGATTCATGGATCAAAGTCAATGATTTTAAATCTTATATTCACATGTATTTGGACGAAAGTCAAAAAAAACAAATGATCTTTCAACAAGTGAATGAAAGATGGAGCTTTGCGATTGTACTCAACCATGAATATAAACAAATTTCCTTTGTTAACGGTATTCATACTAGCAAAGGAGGCAAACATGTGGATTATATTGTAAATCAAATCACCAAAAAGATGATTGCTTGTATTTTACAAAAAAAGAAGATCAACGTTAAGCCAGCCATTATCAAGGAACAACTGCTTATCTTTGTCAATTGTAGTATTGAAAATCCGAGTTTTGACAGTCAAACGAAGGATTATTTAAACACAAGCGTATCCTCTTTTGGATCTACGTGTGAAATTAGCACGCCCATTATTGAGAAGCTTGCTAAAATGGGCATCATGGATACTTCATGTGCATTAAGCGATATCAAAGACAAGAAAAATGCAAAAAAATCGGATGGCAATAAAAATAAAAACATTCGTGGTATTCCCAAATTAGTGGATGCCAATGATGCAGGCACAACTAAGTCTAAAGATACGATGTTGATTCTTTGCGAAGGAGATTCGGCTAAAGCGGGTATCTTATCTGGATTGTCCAATGAGGACCGCAACAAGATTGGTGTATATCCCATGCGAGGCAAGTTGTTTAACGTACGTGGGGAAAACCAAAAACGCATCAATGACAGCAAAGAAATTTCGGAAATCAAGAAAATCATGGGACTTGAAAGCGGGAAAGTATACAGCAATGTAAATGATCTTCGTTATGGTAAAATGGTTTTCATGACAGATCAGGATTTAGATGGAAGTCATATCAAAGGACTTTGCATTAACTTTATTGCCTATTTATGGCCATCTTTATTGACTATACCTGGTTTTATCGGCTTTATGAACACGCCTATTTTGAAAGCAACCAATGCAAGCAAAGTTCTTCAGTTCTATACGCAAGGAGATTATGAACAATGGAAAGAAGAAAACAATGACGGAAAGGGGTTCAAGATCAAATATTATAAAGGTTTGGGTACAAGTACATCCAAAGAATTCAAAGAATATTTCAAAGACAAAAAAGTGGTGTCGTTTGTGCGTGAAGAACACGATGATCAACATATTGATCAAATTTTCAACAAATCAAAAGCAAATGAGCGCAAAGAATGGCTCAAACAATACGATAGAAAACGTTATTTGGACGTAGGATCTAGTTTGGTATCCTACAAAAAGTTTATTGATGATGAATTGATTCACTTTTCAAAGTATGATTGTGACCGTTCTATACCCAATTTAATGGATGGGTTGAAGATCAGTCAACGTAAGATTTTATATAGCGCATTTAAGAAGAAACTTGACCAGGAAATTAAGGTGGCACAATTCAGTGGTTATGTGTCGGAACATTCTGGGTATCATCACGGAGAAGCGAGTTTGAATGGTGCCATTGTCAACATGGCCCAAGACTTCGTGGGTTCCAATAACATACATCTGCTCATGCCTAACGGGCAATTTGGTACACGTCTTCAAGGAGGCAAAGATCATGCATCAGAAAGGTACATTTTTACAAAGTTAAATCCGATTACACGAAAAATATTCAACAAAGAAGACGATCAAATTCTTCAATACTTGGACGACGATGGGCTGAGTGTAGAACCTATTTACTATGTGCCCATTATTCCTATGGTATTGGTTAATGGTGCACTAGGTATTGGCACTGGCTTCGCAACAAACATACCTTGTTATCATCCCATTCAAATCATTGATGCTATCTTACAAAAACTAGAAGGAAATATGACTCCTTTGCACCTGAATCCTTATTATCATGGCTTTAAAGGAACAATTAGTCAAGAAAGTCCACATAAGTACAATACATTTGGTTGTTTTGAGTGCAAGGGAAAAACAGCACTCATCACTGAACTTCCCATTAATACATGGAACGAGCCTTATGTTCAATATCTTGAAAAGTGTTTGGACACAAAGAAATTCAATTTGAAAGAGTACAAAGATTTATCTACCAATAAAGATGTGAAGATTGAACTTACATTTTCCAGTGTTATCGACGAAAAGGCAAAAGAATCCTTTATACAAAACTTTAAATTGTGTTCATCTCTCAGCACGAGCAACATGTATTTATTCAACAAAGATGAAAAGTTGATAAAATACGAAAATATCAATGCTATTATAGACGAATTTATCAATACTCGCTTGATATATTATGAAAAGCGAAAAATAAAACAAATCCAAGAACTGGAAGCGCTCTTGGTATTATATTCCAACAAATATAAATTTATCAAGGAACTATTGGACGATACCATTGATTTGCGTAAAAAAAAGTCAGCAGAGATTGAAGCGTTACTTGCTACAAAGTCTTATGATACCATTGAAGGAAATTACAACTATTTGACAAAAATGCACATGGACATGGTGAACGAAGAAAATGTGAATAAATTAAAAGACACATATGAAACTACAACATGTTCATTGGAAACGCTAAAAGGAAAGACACCATATATGATGTACAAAGAGGAACTATATGCATTAAAAGAAACGATCTAGCTCAACCGTTTTATCATTGGATAAGTGTATAGGATTTTCCATTGGCATAGCTAAAGTACTAATGTCTCTTTTGTATTTCAAATATGCATTTAATTCGCTAAAAACATACGGAACACAATAGTCCAATACGTGTTTGTTTAATTCTTCAATTTGTTCTCTAATATGCGTGTCTTGGTGTTTTGCGTGTTGTAAAAAGATAGATCGCATAATGATTTTCAATTGATCATAGTTTTGTTTATCAATAATATATTTTTCATTGGTCTTTTTATAAATATCAGCGCGAATTGCGTTTTGTATAATTTCCACATTTTCTGATGAAAAATAAGCAGTGCTCAATAAAGTGGGTGTAAACATATACTGCACAGCATTGGAATAATTTGATTTTTCATTCTTGGGAATCAAATCTTGAACGAAAAAAGGTGTTCCATTTTCATTTGGATCTAAACGAATACGACCATTATCAGACGAAGAATTATAGCGGAATGACGAATCCATTACATAATTATTATTCAATTCACTCATTTTATTATATACATATATTTTAAAACAATGAATTTTTACAAATTTATATCTTTATTAGCCATTGTTGTGTTAATTATTTGCTTGGCATTTGTTGCAACGGCTCTACAAACATCGTCAAGTGAAAAGTTGTTTCCACCACACATATCAGAGTGCCCGGATTTTTATGTGAAAAATGCAAATGGTGAATGTGTAGCACAATTTGATGTATCTGGTACCGGCTGTAAAATAAATGATTTTAGCGACAGTGGATTTAACAATCCGGGTATGGGACTATACAGCGGAATTTGTAAGAAAAAAAACTGGGCCAAAGACTGTGGGGTCAATTGGGATGGAATCACCAACAATAACGATGTTTGTAATATAAGTATTTAAACTCTTTCTATATAAATCACTATGACAATAGAAAATAGTGATTTATTTGATCATTATGCCTCTATATACATCCACGGTCCAACATACAGTGGAAAAACATCGTTTGTGTTGAATCATATGAAAACCAACAAAAAAGATTATACTTATGTATCTATACAGGATTTGAAAAATGACGAAGACTTTTTGTCTCATTTGACTTGTCAAAATGTACTTATGATGTTTCAATCCACAAAACAGAAAAAAAAGTACATGATTGTGGACAACATTGATATATTACAAAATTCCGATAAAAAAATGATCAATAGTTTCATTAAATTTTTCAAAACAAAAAAACATCTTAATTATTGTCATATTTGTTTTATTTTCATTGGCAATAACGAAGGAGACAAGAAAGTATTGCAATTGCAAAATATGATGGAAAAGAATTTATTCATGAATCAATGTTTGGGAAACAAGGAAGACTATTCGATCAAAGAAATCGTCCATGCTTGGATTCATAAAAATCATTCATATATTGCTGAACTAAGAGACAAAAATATTATTTCGTTGTGTTTTCATGAAAATATGGTATATCATATTCACGATAACGTAGAAATATATCAGCAACTATTAGATCGTTTTTGTAAAGGCGATTATTATGATCGGATGTCCTTTAAAAAGCAACTATGGCAGTTCAATGAAATGGCCTTTTATTTGAAAGTCGTATTGAATCAATCCAAACTAATACCAAATCACGACCAAGAGGTGATATTTACGAAAATATTAACTAAATTCAGCAATCAGTATTCTAATTTAACGTTTATAAATCAGGTTTGTTTGAAAGCCAATAAACAAAAAGAAGAAATCTATGAAATGATGAAACAAGAAGAATTTGTATACGAAAACGCACAAGAAGAAAAGCGCCTTACGAAACTTCTGTTTTGAGTGCTGTGTGACTCTCTATCACCTTTTTCAAGCGTTCATTTTCTTTCATGAGTTCTTCTAATTTATTTTTTAAAAACAAACTTTCTTGGGTTTTATGACTCATGTAAGCTTTGACTTCTTTGATACTTAGTTCATGGGGAGTGCTATCTCCATCTTTCGTAACAATGATACCTGACGGTCTATTGTCTTGCATTTGTTTGCGTTCTTCATCTCGCCGTTTTATTTCTGCCAACACTTTGGGTTTATTCTTCACATCACCCGGCGTATAGTCCTTCAACAATTCGTTGATATCATGGTGATAAAACTGCATCAATTCTGGATTTTGAATGAAATTCTTCACGCGCAATGGCGACTCTTTTACGAACTTATTATTTGAATGCAATAATTTCTTTTTGTCAAAGGTATTTTGTTCATGTGACACAACCAATATGGTTTTGTGTGTATCAAATTGCACAAAGGGCACCGTGTAATTTTTGAGAAAATGTTTTTCTTCGGCAAGCACTGCCGAATCTTCGTAAGACGTGTGATCCAATAACTTCTTTTTGAATGCAAAGGTCCCGGCAGTTGCGTGATTTGGTCCATATGGGCCAAATTTGTACATTTTATCAAGAGTGTTGAACCACAAATATAATTCGCTTGCACCACCACACAATACGTTTGGGTTTGCCATGAGTTTTTTAACACTGTGGCTCACTCGTTCAGGAGGATAAAAGTCATCGTCATCCATGTATACAATAATGTCGTTAGTATTGTGATACGTACACCGTTTGTGCATATAATTTCGTTTTTGACCAAGATCCATCTTTTCTGCTTCATAATAATATTGAATGGTAATGCCTTTGAGCTTTTCTTTGACCTCGTCACTTTCCAAAATGTCTCTAACAGAATCTGTTCCATCATCCACAACAACCCATTCTATTTTTGAGTGCTCGTAATCTTGTGCCGCAATACATTGCACCAATCCCTTGAAGAAGGGACGACGGTTAAACGTTGGCGTACATATAGACACAAAAGGCAAGGAGTCTATTTTTTTATTTTGCTTTGAATTTGCCTTTTTGGATTTTTTTCCCATATATACTTGTATTCAAAGAACTATTTATATT